GATAGAGTGCAAGGATTATTAAGCATATCAGGACCAATAGAATCCAGTTTTTTCTGATGATCCTTATTATCAAATACAAACTTAATAGTGCCAAAATTGCGTTGATCATTATAGTAAACCGCTGTATCGTCATCAAAGTAAAACGCAATACGAGTATGCTTTGATGGTTGTAGTTTAAAATTACCGCTCATACCAAGAGTAGTATACATATAGCAGATTGGTAGAAGATCACCGAACTCCCACCAAATAAATTTACCTTTATTGTATACACCTTTAACTGGAAGATGTTTTTCTTCTAATGCAGTGTAAAAATTAGCAAAACCAGTAGGTAAATTTTTTGTATACCTACCAGAAATAAAGTTTAGGTTTACTAAAGACTTACCTCGTACAGCCCGATCTACTTGACGAGCTGTACGAGTGCATTCTGGACCTTCAGGCATTTATGTTCCAGTACTCCCTAGAGGTTTACACACCCACTCTACAGAATCCCAATTTCCGTCAGCAGGAATTGAGTAGTATGAAATTAATGATTTTTCACAGTCTACCTTAGCTTGTGGTGGATCAAATCTTTGAATTTCTTGGTTAAAACAAGTTGACTGTAAACAAACCTGTAAATAAACTGCCCATAGTAATTCCATTATGAGACTTTCACTGCAATATAAATACACAAAGCAATGATAAATAGTTTACCATAGTCTAAATCGAAAGCTGTGCCTTCACCAAAGCGTTTTTGAAACTCGTTTTTCATAACTATCTCATCCTTAATTGCATACCACGAGGAAAGCCCCAAACATCAACAGCTGGGACGCGGATCTTGCGTTCTTTTGTATTCTTTTTGTCTGGATTGTCGATTGTAAGCATTACATTCTTACCGGCACGCCAAGCTTTTACCTGTGCGTTTAGATGTGCCTGAGATCCTACATAATCGCGACGAGATGCATTTATAATATTACGGGAATAATTAGGGCGTTGACCCTGAGAAATGAAGCCTTTAGACTTACCACCTTTTTTAGCCATTGCTATCTCCTTGTTAAGAATATAATCTAATATATCTTAATTTCAAGCATTAAGCAATTAAAGAGTAGTAGACATTAGTGCATAGTTAGAAGAAATTGTAGAATTTTGGCGAAGTTCGAGAAAACAAGATATAAATTGATGAGGTTCGTAAATTTGCTCACACGTTACACACTCAACTATGTCAAGTGGCTCAATTTTTCCATTTTGGAACCAAACCTCTTCTTCTTGAGAGCAGATCGGACATTTAGTTCTTGCTCTGTAAGTAGACATTCTGAACTTTTTCGTGATAAAGACCCATTGAGTGATCAAAAATACCATCAAACACTTGACCCTTTGCAAAAGCGCGAAGACGACCTCTCCACTGATCTTTGATTCTTTGCCAAGTAGTCATTTTTCTAATATTACCATAGTGATTAATGTAAATTAATTGACCGTGATGACGGTATATAATTGGAAATGGTACTTTTGTTACAATGTCGTTGTTATTAACAAAACGCCAATGATTGATACCATCTTTTGTCATTTCTCTTACGAAGTCACGATTACCAACACGGGGGGAACCAAATGTATAGAGTTCATGGGCATCTAACCGACTTGCCATAATTGTAGCTAATGCAGCTCCTAGTGAATGTCCCGTACAAGTAATTTTGTAACCATCGTCAAGATTTTGTTCAGCTATCCACCGAACAATTTTATCATAGACTTTATCGAGAGCTTGTGCAAATCCAAAATGGACTAAACCTTTTTCACGTGCCTTTTTTCTCCAAGCCTTAGCATCAGCTAAAATATCTTTCATTTGATCAGGCTCAGTTCCTCTAAATGCAATAAAAATTTCATTTGCCTTATGTTTACGACAAGCAAAAGCTTGGGTGCCTTCATTATCGAACCATGCCCAGTCCATATAACCAAGATTTTTTAAATGTTTTGACACCTCATCATTATCTTTGTAAACAAGATGAGCGAATTCTGCAGCAAGAGCTGCTTTTTTATAATCTAAGTTCATGAGGGGAACTCCTTAAATTATTTAGATTTTTTCTTTTTTGATTTTAAAATTGCAGCTTGAAGTGCTGGTGGAAGTTTTTTCTGAGCTGGTGTTAAGCCATTGCCGTTACCATTCATTTTTTTCTTTTTGGCTGCCCCATTCATAGGTCTTTTTTTACCGCCTGTCATAGGTTTTCCTGATTTTTTATCTTTGTGCATTGCCATCATTTTCCCTTTCTAGCTTTTGTTAATAATTCTAAATCTTGTTGAATTAGAATTGGTACTGGAGTAGAGTGACCCCCATACACAGGGTGACTAAATAACCACTCTTCATGAGATCTTTGATCATTCATTCTCTCCATAATTTTTTTAAGAACTCTGCCGCTTGCGTTTTTGTGTATATAGATTCTTGCAACAAAGTCATGGAGAGGTAATACTTCTCCTCTCCACAGTTGAACATCAATTTTTTGTTTTCTCCAGTATGCCCCACTCCAGGGGCATACTGAAACTATTGAAGCGAAGTAAGAACGCCAGTCAACGTTACTTACGCTTACCGCCCCTGTTACCACCGCGCTTTCCACCTTTACCTTTTGGATGCATAGCCATTATGACTTTCCTCTCTTTCCTAGATCTTTCTTTTTACCCTAATAGGGCCCTGATTTTCTTCTTTTTATATCACTCCACTCTTGTTCATATTGAGTAGAGTGCTCAACTATAATTTTACTATAATCAGTACTAACAGAAATTTGATTATTAGAATAAGAATTTATTTTATCCTGGTAAAAATTAATAATTTGGTTTTTTGTTGGTTCACCTAAAGTTGCAAATCCATTGAATTCTTTGAGTAATCTTTGAAGATCTTTACTATCCTTAGCTCCATATAAACCTCTTAATACCTTACCATCTCTATGTAAGTATTGAGTATAATGATAGCGATCATGTTCGTCATAGTAGAAAAAAACTTTGTAAGGTAATTTAAAATGTGCTTCTTTTACTTTTAGGTTAATATTGTTTTGTCGATATCTGTCATTGCTTTTAAGAAATTTAGACAAAAATTTGTTCTTATCCTCAACAACTGAATAATCTCCTAAAGGTCTATCTTTACACCTAAACTGATGTTGGATACCAAAGTAAGCATCGTAAGTTGTAAATGACACACCGTAATATAAATCATCAGTATAAATTTTTCTTACATTTAAAAGATATTTATCACCCTCCTTAAGGATGGCTTGTTTATAAATAGGTTGAGACTCATCAAAAAAATATACATAATTCTCATCTGAAGACTCTGTTGATTTAAGTTTTGCCTCTTTTTCCAAGATCTTTTTTCTTTCCTTTGTGTGGACCTGACTTTCTTGCTATTAACCCACGAGCAACAAGACGAGCACGATTAGTAGAGCCTATTGATTTACCTGCCTTGTGTTTTCTAAGCAGCTCTGAGATATTAATTTTTGGTTTTTTTCTTGGCGCCATTTTTCATACCTCTAGGAACAGGAGAACCTAGAATTTTTTTAAGCATTTTAGATTGCTTTAAATGCACTTTTGATCCTGCTGCAAGTGCATCAGCAACTTTTTTAATGGTTTTATCGTTATGCATTATTTTCTCCTTGTATTATACTTCTGATCTATGATAAATTTTTATATATGAATAAGCAGTGTTAACTCTCGTAATAAAATTTGCTGAAACTGCCTGTAACTGAGGATCTATGACATATTTTTGAACCTCTTCTTTAGTTGGGAGTCTATTTAAAATAGATATTCCGAATGATTTAGTATTTCTATCATAAATCTTTTTATTCCGTGAACCATAAAGTCCTCTTGTGTATGCTACATTATTAACTATTGCAGTAGTAGCATAATATGTGCCATCAGGGTAAAAAACAAATTTAACATGATGTTCTTGTAAAAAATTAGCCTTAATAGATTTAAAATTTGATTTTTCAAGAGTATCTTTCGTTAGATAAATTAAATTAGATGTAAATAAATTAACAAAAGCATCTTTGTTATCAACTAAATTTTCAGTTAAACCCCTGTCTTTACACAAAAACATATTTACTATATTGTCAGAATCAACAACACTCGTAAATGTACAACCCCAATATTTATCATTAGTATAGTTTTTAAAAACGTTAATTAAATGTATATTAT